GCTACCCGAGGCATTCAGCATTGACGGCGAAGAGTGGAATAGGTTTAGGCAATCCGTAGAGCGGCAAGAGGCCGAAGGCGGTTGCAATAGCCATGACATATTAGCCAAAGTCATTAATCGGATACCTGAATGGATAGCGGAGCACCATTTCAAAACCACCACCGACACCAAGAAAATCTATCACTATACAGGCGGCGTTTATCGTGATGATGGTGAGACTTTCCTTGAAGAGCTTATAGAATCAGAGTTCGGAGACAGTACCGATAACCGTCTAGTTGCTGATATCATCGGGAAGATCAAGCGGCGAACCTACCAAGAACGGGATGCTTTCAACAACCAAAACGTCGTTAATGTACTGAATGGCCTTCTTGATCTGGATACCCTTGAGATTAGACCCCATTCACCTGAGTACTTATCGACGGCTCAGATACCCGTTACCTACAACCCCGAAGCAAAGGCCCCGAAGATAGAACAGTTTTTCCGAGAGGTAGCGCAGCCCGAAGACATCTCTCTTATAGAAGAGCTGATCGGCTGGCTATTATGGCCGGATTACAATGTCCACAAAGCCCTAATGCTGGTTGGGCCGGGCAGGAACGGCAAAGGAACCCTCCTGAGACTCATAACAGCATTTCTAGGTGAGCAGAATAAAAGTAACGTCACCCTTCAAGACCTAGTAACTGATCGGTTCGCCAAAGCTGATCTCTATGGCAAGCTGGCTAATATAGGCGGCGATCTCCCTTCAAAGGATCTCTCCGACACGGCAGCTTTTAGGAACCTGACCGGCGGCGATGATAACAGGGCTCAGGAGAAGTACCGGGCAGCGTTCACTTTCCGAAACAAAGCTAAGATGCTATTCTCTGCTAACGTGCTGCCGAGGAGCCCGGATGATACCTATGCCTTCTATTCTCGGTGGATCATTCTGGAGTTCAAGAACAGATTTGACCCTCAGAAGGGTACGGGCGATCCTGATTTAGATGCTAAATTGCAGACTCCAGAAGAACTAAGCGGACTTCTGAATATAGCCTTAGCCGCCCTGGCAAGGCTCAGGGAAGCCGGGTGGAAGTTCAGCTACACCAAGACCGTTGAAGATGTCGAGATAATGTATAAGCGGAACTCAAACCCAGTCTATGCTTTTCTCCTCGATGAATGTGAGCCAGGAGACTCGATGGATTATATCGAGAAGACGTTATTCTATAACCAGTTCAAAGAATACGTTTTATCTCATAATTTGCGACCCCTGAGCAATACAAAATTTGTAGAACTTCTCAAGGATCAAACAGAGATACCAGTCTCCTCTTTCCGGCCATGGGTTGACCATGGCCCTCGGCCTATGTGCTGGCAGGGTGTGAGATTCAAAAGAACTTTTAACTTGGGAAGTCAAAAACGAGAGCAAGAGTCGCAGTCAACACCGTCAAGGGTTTTGCCTACCCCTAGTTATAGGGATTTTGCAGAAGGGGAAGAAAAAGAGAGTAAAATAGAGGGGGTAGGGTTAAGCGAAACTCTTGACGGTGTTGACTGCAAAATTTCTTCTTCAGTTGATTACCAGGGACCATATGAGACCGTCTTGATCTTGCAAGACGTTGGTCTCTTCGTGGGGGTGGATGGCAGAGACTACCTTCTCCATAGTCAGGATGTATCCAGCATTCCGGCTATCCATGCAATGAACTTGATCAGATCAGGCCATGCCCGAGAGATTAACTCCGGCATAGGCCCTCATCCTCGGAAGGATGCTCCGGCTCCTATCAAGCAGGATGGAGCAGCGGAGGTAGCCTGATATGGCCGGGCTTAGCGTGGCCGAGCGCCAGCGGCGAGGCCAATTCCCATCCGTCCGGCATTATATCCTGGCTCGGGTGGGTCGTCTTGGCGCAGGGGAAAATCCACCGCACCACCGGAGGAGACAGACTCCAGCGCGGGTATATCCCGAAACTGACAGCCTGATAGACGAATATCAGGAACTATCCGCCCTGGCCCCTTCAGAGATCCGCCGGTACTGTGGCAGCGGGAAGAGGTAGAGATCAATGGCCCGGCCATGCTCCGTTTGCACCCATCCAGAGCGGGATGAAATCGATAAGCTGCTCATTAGAGGTGAGCCGTATCGAACCATAGCGAAGCAATTTCGAATATCTGAAAGCGCCGTATTCCGGCATAAAGCAAGTCATATCGCAGCAGATCTGCGCGATGTCCGGGAGGTTATGGTTGCTGCCAGGGAGGAGGCTTTGGCTCAGATCAAGACGGAGGAGCTGGAGACTCTGGCGGATGTCAAGGAAGAGATCATCACCGAAGCCAAGGGGGGCATATCCGCCCGGCTGGAAGCTTGCCGTGATTATTTCGGACAGCTTAAGGTTCTACGTGAGCGAGCAGCTTTGGCCCTGGAGACGGCAGAGGGGGCCGAGGATATCAAGACGGCTCTCCAGGCCATCAAGGAGCTTAGGGAGATGGTGAGGCTATGGGCCGAGCTGGAAGGCCGGATTGCATCACAGCCCCAAATCACACTCATAACCTCTCCTGAATGGGTGGAAGTGCGATCTCTTGTTATCAATGCCCTGGAGCCCTACCCAGAGGCCAGGGAGGCGGTAGTTCATGCCATCCGTGGGCGATGATCTGGCTTACTCCCTTGACCCGGTTCTATGGTGTCGGGAAGTGCTCGGTTTCTCACCGGACCCCTGGCAGGCTGATCTGCTCAGGAGCCGGTCAAGGAAGATAATCTTGAATTGCTCCAGGCAAAGCGGGAAGAGCACAACGTGCGCAGCTTTGGGCCTGCACGAGTCCATCTACAGGCGGCCTAGCTTCGGCCTGGTGATAGCTCCTTCTCAGGATCAATCCAGCGAGCTTATGCTGAAATTTGATGAGTTTAGAGGAGCTGTAGAGCTGCCCTCCGACTATCTCTCCACCGACACCAAGCTTGCGGTGCGGTTCGCCAATGGCAACCGATTTATTGCCAGGCCCGGCAGTGAGAAGACCGCCCGATCTTTCTCGGCGGTAACCTTACTTCTAGAAGATGAGGCAAGCCGAGTGCTGGATGATCTGTTTAATTCGGTGCGGCCCATGTTAGCCGTATCCAATGGCCGGCACATTCTCATGAGCACTCCTTTCGGCAAGCGAGGCCATTTCCATAAGATCTGGAGCGAGGAGAGAGACCTATGGGAGTCCTACGAAATTCCTGCCGAGCAATGCCCACGCATAACCCCGGAGTTCCTGGCAGGGGAGAGGAGATCGAATCCCTGGTTTGAGCAGGAATATCATTGTCATTTCATGGAAGCTTTGGGGCAGGTCTTTAGTGATGCTACAATTGAAATGATGTTCGACACTGACGAAAAACCATTATGGGGAAGTACACATGCATATTGATGACGAACCACTGCGACCGGGCGAGGTCAGAGCTTTTGTTAAGTATCGCAATCATCCACGCCCAGCACCACAGCGCTATTTTGTGGGATGGGATATAGGTCAAAGCCAGGATTACAGCGCCGTGGCTGTCTTGAAAAAGACGGATGCTGGAAACTATGTAGTGAACCACCTAGAGCGGTTGCCTTTAGGAATGGACTACCCTAGCCAGATTGAGCATGTCTATAGCCTCGTAAACCGCAAGCCGCTTGCCGGGGGGGATACCACGGTTTGCCTTGACAAGACAGGAGTAGGCGCGCCGGTATATGACACGACCCGCAAGAAGGGTATCAATGCCATTGGCCTCACTCTTCACGGCGGCGATTCTGTTTCATGGGATGAAGACAGGATGGCCGTCAAGGCTCCTAAAAAGGATGTAATCGGTTGTCTTGTGGTCTTGGCTCAATGTGGCTCGATTAAGATAGCCAAAGGGCTACCATACGGCGATACTCTGCTAAAAGAGCTGAGAGACTATCAGATCAAGTTCAACCCCACCACGGCTAACGTGAGTTTCGGCAATGGCCGTGAGGCTGAACATGATGATTTAGTTTTGGCAGTGGCTATCCCTCTTTGGATCGCAGAAAATCGTTATCCACGGCCCAAACCCATCTGCAGGATCATTTCCGTAGGCGGTAGGCATCGATGGTAAGGGCGGCGGCTCTCTGGGCGCTACTGGCCGTCGGCACACTACTGGAAGGTTGGTATGTACAACATACAAACCTCATCCCCCCTCATTGGGCTCGCTCCCCCGGATCAAACGCGGCAGATCATTTTTATAAACACCTTTCCAGGCAGTCAATCCTACCTTTGCGGTATGGGAAATAGGCTTATCGGAATCGGTAGCAGTGGCAAAGATAGACCGATATCAGGAGGCCGGGCAAGTAAACTTGATGAAAATTCCAAAGTCTTTGGAAGAGGGACTTTGCCAGAAGAGGATTTTAGGCGGAATTGACCTAGACGACTGGAGCTGATGGGGCAGTATGTGTAACTTGCAGGAAAGACTAAAAGGTCTGCTTAAGATCAATGAAAATGTCATAGATCTCTTTGAGGACCGAAAGATATTTATTGTTTTACCGTGTTTTAACATGATATGCCAGAAATAAACTTGGTAATAGATGGAGTTAAGGGCTCGGCTGTTGAAAGGTTCGCTGCCCTTGCCGGAAAGCCTGTAGATCAGCTCATCCTCTCTTGGATTGAGGATAAGGTAAATCATGCCGTGGTTGTGGCCATGAGGGCCGGTGGCGCGACCTGGGAAGCTGTGGCAACAGAACTAGGCGTATCAATCACCCAGGCCCGGAGGATCTATGCAGCAGGAAGCGAGTTTCAGCCTGTCGGAAAGGACGATATCAAAGCAGCAGAGAAATATCTAAAACTGGTAGAAGAAATCCGAGATTTAGCTAATGAAGAAGATCTATTCCCTGTGCCTTCTGAGGTGGATATTGACATAATCGAACGCTACAACCAAGCCCTTCCTGACGCCAGCGAGATTACTTTTCCAGTACCTACCGAGGAAGATATAGAGGCCATAGAACGCTACAACCAAGCCCTTCCTGACGCCAGCGAGATTACTTTTCCAGTACCTACCGAGGAAGATATATGAAGCGGCTTCAATGCAAAAGATGTGGCCACCTATGGGTTCCGAGGATAGATCACCCTGTAACCTGCCCCAAGTGTCGTTCCCCTTATTGGCATCAGGAACGTTCCAAGGCCGGGAGCGAGAGCGTGTAACCTGCAAGAATCCCTTCCTCTTTTTTCTGGAGCCTTGGAGCCAGGGACCAAAGCCAAAGAACTTTTCTTACCAGCCCGCGCCATACCCGGCCACGAACCCGGACCTATCCCGCCGTGTAGGCCGGATCATGGGGCTCCTGGCTATGGCTATCCCCTGGGAAGAGAGATCTGCCTTCATAGCCAGGATAGAACGAGCCAGAGGCTCTGAAGAGCTGCCCGAGGATGACCGCCAGGCTATCCTAGAGGCCGAGAAGGCGGCGGCGTGGCCTCCGGTGTCATAGCCATCTCCTGGGGAGAGAAGTCGGCCAGATGCTAAATCACAAGCTTAAACTATGCGTGTCATTTTTTGTACCTTAACTATGTAATCCAACAAATCGTAAATATTAGTCAAAATGAAGTTTCATATGATCCATTTTATGCGCAAAGCCGCCCGCTAAGTAAAATATTAATACTTAGAAGGACTCTAACTAGAATAGTTACCCGTTGCGATATGCGCTTGGCGCATAAATGACCGATGGGAGTGATTTTATGATTTTCCAAATAAGTGTTCTCTTTTTACTACGAAGTTATATTTAATTATATCATAATATCGATAATCTTCCTTGGTGAATTTCCTATACACACTACCGCATATCGAATCTACACATTGAATCCCCCGGCTATTGTGAGACTTCTCCCACCTCACATATAAGCGATGACCGTTAAGGTAAGGATTGACCTTAGCGGGGAGATATGTAGCTAAATTGCGTTTGATAATCCTATTATCGCACCTCTGATCTACGTAAACGGTGACGTGATCTTCATTATAACCACTTTTTACCAAGTTTTCTATTAAATAATATAATATTAAATTATACATTAAATTGTTGTTTGGATGGATCTGAAATTCTTCATTGATTTTCTCTCTTCTAACATGGATATAGCCAAATTTGCCGCCAACATCGACTAATAATCTTAAAAATTCTTCCTTTATTTCGTGATGCATGTCGTGAAAATGTAGCTCTTTAGGCTCTTTCCCTTTCAAGGCCTTAATTTTAAGTTTTATATTATCAACACAAACTTTATAATTAGTATCAGAGAAAAACGCGAATGCTATTACGAAATTAGGGGTATCCCCTGGAATGCCCGCTTCGTCGACAAAGACATGTAACATTTCGCTTATTCCTTGGCACTACCTATTATAAACCTAATCAAAAGGTGAATGCACAGGGTAACCGGACGGCAATCCTAGAAACAAAGATCTCCGCGAGATCAGGCGGGATCTGGATGTAGGCCGCCACGTTTCTACCAGATAGATCTCCAGGAGATCTGCTCAGATCTCGGTTGGATCTAGTAGGATCTGAAGAGATCAGATATCAAGCGGCAATATTGACCTCATGGCAGATCTTATTGAGATCTCGGCAGGATCTAAGAAGATCTGAAAGGATCTAGGAAGATCTAAGTAGGATCTGAGAAGATCTAGGTAGGATCTGGAGGGATCTAGTTGAGGATCTATGCCGAGGTTGGAGATCAGGTCAATGAGGAGCTGGATCAAGCCGCAATCTCCAAGGGATCTAATAAGAAAGCCATAGTGTCAGAGGCCATTGACTTCTATCTACATCAAGATAGATCTCAGTCAGATCTCATCATAGAAGAGCGAGATCAACTGAGATCTGAGAGAGATCTAGCGAGATCTGAGCGGGATCAGATAAGATCCGACTACGACTTAAGATGGAAAGAACTTCAACAATTTAGAAGCGAACTTAACCAAGCTAAACGAGATCTTGAGACGGCGAGATCTAGGGAAGATCAGCTAAGATCTGAGCGAGATCTAGCGAGATCCGAGCGGGATCAGG